TTTCTTTCAAATTCTCAGGCGTAACCCAATACATAGATTGATCCTGTAAACCTGTACTAATTACTGAAACATTGAAAGTTTTGAAAAATGATTTTAAAAAGTCCACACATTTCATTTTAGGTAAACAACTAATTAGGTTTAATTTATTCCCTCCTAAATCTTCTGAATTAGCAAAGTTGTTTGACTCAGAGGCAAAAGAAGCTCTTGTTACTAAATTAACCCCAAGCGTCTTTTTGTCTCTTCTGAATTTTTGCAAAGTTGCAACCCGAATGTTATCCCATTTGACTAAAATCAAAGGCAAAACCTCAACTTTTAAATATATTTCACCGTTCGCATCTAGCTGAGTAGTTCCGTTTGTATTGTCGATTAACCTCCAACTAAAAAAGTTGCCAGTAATTTCTTGACTGTTTAAGATTGAATTATCTGTTGTTCTTCTAATATTTACTTTTACTTTTGTTTCTGTTCCTTCGACAGCAACCAACCCATTAAAAGTAATCATTATATCAATGCCATCGCTCCACTTATCCTGATATGGGGCGGATTGATTTCTTTTAATTTTAAAAAAACCTGCTATTTCTGTTACCGTCCACTTTGGAACTGTTGGAAGTGAAACCCCTATGATTTCATCTTTGGTATCGAATCTATATTTATAAATAGCTGAATAATCAACTAAAGGAAAAGCGACCGCATTATTCACGACTAAACTTTCAGAATTACACCAAACAAACAAGTCGTTAACTTCCGATTTTTCGAATATTGGACAAATTACTGGGGTTCCTATTTTTAAAAGTAGGTGTTCCATTATTGACATATAATTGACCGAAGGACGAACTTCGTTAAGGTTTATGAAATTAATATCGGTTGTGGTTTTTGTCAATTTATAAGCAATATTGTCAACTATTGACAAATTGCTTTCATTGTAATTCCAAACTCTATTGTTTGAAATAAAAGGAATACCAAACTTAAAAACAATTCCATTGGACAATGTATTACTTTTAACCCCTCCCATTCTCGCTTTCAATATATTTTTATCCCAAATAGTATTTACAAGTGGGTCGAAATTGCCGTCTATATCTTGGAACAATTCTTGAATAGTGGTTTCACCTAGCTTGTCTGTTAGACTTGAAAGGTTAGAAGCAAATGTTGCTTGAAATTCTTTTTGGTCTTGAAATTCATAATCGGATTGTTCGAATGTAAGTTTGCCAGATTGAAAAAGAAACCCCGAAATATAAATCATTGAATCGAACTCTCCCGCATTGTTTAGCTTCAAAGTTTTTTCATTACCAATAAAACCGCACAATCTTTTATTTTTATCTGTGGCAGGGATTTTAAAAGATTGCGTAAAGGGAGAAAATACTTTAGTAATATCGTTTAAGTCTTTTACTGTTACCTTAAAATTAATAGCCTCGCTCGGATCTAAATCTAAAAGATAAAAATTATTGTCCGAATATTTTATAAATAGTGAAACCATTATTGAATATCATTTATAAAATTATTTGTTTCCTCAAATTCAAGTGTATAAGATATTGAACTTTTATCATTTAATCTAGTTTTCTTTAAGAAATTTGTAGTTAAGTTTTTTACTGGAATTTGCACGAATTTAGAATAGAATCCTATGTCATTAATCGTAACTGTATCGCTGTCAATTGTAATGCTTGTATCATCGATAGTGACTACTGTACTATCGATTGTAAGCCCTGTACTGGCTGTCAAAAATACATCATCATTAAAGATAACTAAGTAAACTTTTGAACTTTGCAGGATTTCACGCACTTGATAATTATTGTTTTCGTCAATTAATCCCGTGTTAATAGTAAATTTTCTTGTTCCTCTCGGTGCGCCTGTTTGTTTAAGGTGTTGAATCTGGCTGTTTACGTTCAAAGGATCGCGAAAAGAACTATTAAACTCGTCTCTTTTCGTGTCTATTGATTCAGTAAACTTCCCAAATGGGGTAAAAGTATCCCACAACCCTAAACGATTTACGTAAGCTATCAATGATTTTACCCCCGTTTGAGTTTCTCTAACGCTTGGATTGATTGGGTTTTCCCAAATAACACCATTTTCCCCACGCCCTGAGTATGAAGTTGCAACTACTGTTGTCAAATCAAAATCGTATGCAGCATAATTTATCGATTTCGCATACTTCCTGAACGTTTCGACGTTTTGATACCCTGTGTAATTACCGCCTGTTTGTTCGAAGTTGTAGCGATAGCCAGTGGTTGCAAAGTAAGTTCCTAATTGCTTGACTGTTTCTGTGTCAACTTTGTAAACAATATGAAAATAACATCCCTCACCTGCTGTTGTTGGAACATCGGTTGTATTGTATGCCCATTGTGGGTTGTTCTTGTTTAGGTTTGATGAGGTTATAAATGCTTTGACTTCGTTGTGAATTTCAATAGCTATATAATTATCATCAGGCGAAATCTTAGGTATGTTATTAAAAACCACGCTCGGAGCTGTCGGCAAGTCGGCTGCTTGAAACCCTCTCCAAATGTAAACCTCAACTGTTATTTTTTGAATCGAAGCGTCTAACGCATCGTTTTGTAAATTAAAATGGATTGGACTTTGAGCAAAGAATATCTTTGCTTTGGAATCTATATTCGTGAGTGTTGGTGTTGCTAGCATTTTGTAAAGTTCCGTGCATCTTTACACGGTTTTATTTTTTGGTTACTATCGGACTTTTTAACAAAGTTACTAAATCTTTTATCAAAACTTTTACCCCATCCTCTGTATTTTCTCTAATAGAATTTTGCATCGGGGTATCTTTCAATCTGTCTCTGTCCTGTGTCGTGGGCTTCCCTTTCGGTGTGTTAAACTTACCGTAATAGTTTTGTGATACAGTCAAAACATTGTAAGGCTTCACGCGATAGTTCCCACTGTCTCTAAGGTGGTCTTTTTGTAGCTTACTTACTTTCGAATTACGCCCTGCTAAAACTGTAATTTTTCGCCCTAACTCGTTAAGGTGCTTCGTTATCGTCGCTTCGATTTTCTTTTCCTGTATCGTCTTTCTTCGTGCCACGTGCTTTTATTGATGCTATTAATGCCTTTATGTTTTTGCTCGATATATTTTGGCTTCCTATTTCCTTCCGAGATATTTTTCTCCCTGTTCTTGTTTTACCTTCGATTTGCGCTTCATTACCATCTTCATCGACAAAAACAACCGTCCAAACTAAATCTTTTGGGAGCATCTTTTTAGCGTTTTCGACTAACTTTGAGTTTTTATTGTAAACACCATAAAACACCTCTCTAAATTCGATTGACTTATTTCGCCCAATCAATGCCCCTTTAATCGAACGCTTCAAAAACCCCGTATCTACATTAGCTGTCTTTTTACTTTCTCTTACAACCTCACGAATATACTGCCTTATTTCAGCGTCACTATATGGCATTTTGATGCAAACTAAATGTACATTCAAACTTTACACCATCCAAACAATTACGATCGTCTTTACCTACTGGCTCGAAATCGGACAAAGAATCTTCAATTACATCAATATCAAATTCATTGTGCGTTTTTAATATCTCTAATAAAAAATCGTTTGCTATTGAATCACAAACGCCTATATTGTCAATATAGTTTGTGTCGGTTAATAATTTGCTAGGGGTTGCGGTTTTAGTGTCGTCTCTTTGATTAACAATTTCAAACGAATAACTAAATTGTCTTAAATTCTGCTGAGGAGGCGGGCTTTCAATAAGTCGCATCGATACCAAAGGATAAACGTTTTCTTTTTCCACATCAATCACGTCATCCTCACGCAAAGAAATTGTATTAACTAGAGTATTAGCATCGAATATCGAAACTAAATAATTTGTAAGTATGCTGAATTTATTTGACATTTTCTATTATTTTCTGACCTGATAAATAATTTGCCCAGAATAAAAATTCCTCTAGCTTCCATTTCTCTACCTTTTTATAATTAACTAATTGACCTTTGCAAACTAAATCCATCAATACCACCCAATTACCAAACTCATTAACGAAATCTTTTCGTACTTCCGTGCCTATCGATTCCTTTGCTAGCTCTCCGTATTGCGGTGGATCAAAGATATAGTAATACTTTTCTTTTAACGATGCCTTTTGGTTGCCGAAGTCTTCTACGATAGACTTAAGATTATGAACGTAAATAGTTTGCCCCCATTTACGCTTCACAAATATACTACAAAAATTATAAAAATCGTAATCTTCTAAAAATCTTTCTGCATCGACAAAATCTGTAAAGGTCAATTGTTCGATATTCTTAGTCTTAAATCGTTTGTTCGATTGCTTTAATAGCAGTCGATTAATCCAAAAATTACCCTTTGCTTTGTCGCCTAAAGCTAATAACCGTTGATAATGTTTTAGTCTGATTCCAAATATCATTTTCTTACGTATTTCTTATAGCGTTCTAGCAATAATGCGGTCAAAATGTAACGTAAACAGTCGGTTGCGTGGCCGTATTCCTGATACGATTGCCCTGTGGTTTTATCCCTGATAACTTTCTTGTTTACTTTGCCGTCCTCGTCCTCTGTGCAATATTGATAATCGTTAATTGAATTACGACAACTAGCATCAATCATCAAATATAAATCATCAATACCACCCCGCAATAATTCATTTGTAAAATTACGTGACATTATAACGCTCGGGTTGGCTTGTGGCACTCTGAATGTAGGTTTTTGAATTGATAAATACGTCATAATCATTTTAAAAAAGTTTTGCCCTTTCTGTAGTTTAGTATCACGCTTCCTGCTGGTTGCATCGCCATAAATAAACAGCCCTTGTCTGTTGGTTCCGTATCGCTCCAAGAACTCTTCGCAAGTATCTTTCAAAGTATTTCGAGGGTCTTTTAGCATTATCTCATCTATTTGAATTATATTACTATTGTAGTACTGAAATACATTGCAGGTCAAATATGGCAGTACATTTTCATCGAATACAAGGTGCAAAGGTTCTTCCGGGTTGTATAGATATTTTCCAACGTGTTGATCCGCTTTGAAATTCTTTAAAAACTCCCCCCCTGTTCTAAGTTTGCCCCATTTACCTAATGCGTAAATGTCGTAATAATTTGGATCGTTAATTTTGTCCCTTTCGAAGTCTGCTACAACATGCGTATCAATGAATCCACCGCCTTTGCCATCTCCAACAATCCAAATATTGTCTATGTAACACGTTCTAAGGATAACAGTGTCGCCAGTGCTATTTATTTGTTTTTCGGTTATCTTTGATGGTAGGTTAGTGAATATTTCTTTGTCGAAGATATCCTTTTTGATAAAAGACATTTCACTTACCGGATTAAATATACCGATTATTTGCTGTCCTTTCAAACCTCTTAAACGTTTCTTAGCCTGCTTAAAGTCCGAGTATTCGAATTGATTAAACTCTTCCATGCATATTTTTTTAAACCCGGATAAACCTTTAATTTTTTCGCTGTCGTCTAATCCTTTGAATACGGTGTATGATCCTGTGAGCTTACATTCAATATAATGCTTTTGGATTTTAAAGTAGTCGTTTAGTCGCCAATCTGAAATAATACGCTTAAAGTCCTCAAAGATTGAATTGTCAATATCAGTTGAAAACTTTCGAAATATAAGCGTGTTGTTGTTATTACCTTCCAGCATAAATACAATCGTACGCTGCACGTATGAAAACGTCTTTGAACTAGAAGATCCTCCATAGATAAAACCAAAACGAATTGAATCGTCATTAAATATTTTGTCTATTTCAAAATATATTTCATTGAATATCCCTTCCTCAAATTCTATATTCTGAATCATTTGCAATAGGCTTGGTTCAATTGGTTTTTATTATAAGTTTCGGCGGAGACTAAAATCATTTCTTTTTTATTGTCTAATTTAAAAAAGTAACCCTGCATATAATCCCACCCTTTTACTGTTATTTTACCACATTTATTGACTGGTTCATCGTCATTTGAGCAGCTTATAACTAAAAATAAAACACATAACAATAGTAAATTTTTCATAATTTATATTTTTTTTGATAGTCATTAGTAACTCCTTTATAAAATTTAACCACAATTTTCAAGGGTACTTCGTTAAGATTAAAAGTTTGTCTTTCGATTTTAAACGTGCAAAAGCTAATACAAAACATATAAAAACAAGATACTGTGTCTCTCTTTGGATTTATTCTAAATAACAATAAAGAATATTTAAACTTCTTCATCTCGTTTATATTTGATTGTGATTGTTTTGGGTTGTTGTTGGGTCATGTCTTCGGTTTTTTCAACTAAGTTGTTTAACCGTTGTGTTATGCTTGGATTGTATATCCCCGCCATTCCTCCCTCGATTTGGTCGTTTCTTACCGCTTTTCTTATACGTGAACAGATAGTTTGATAATCTGTGTATCTTTGCTCTGTGTTTGCAAAATATTGACTTAAATCGCTTATAATTTCATTGTCATAACACCAACATTCAAAACCATCAACCGATAAAGGTCTTTCTTTTTCTCTAATAACAGGATTTGCGTTTGATCCTACCCAATCTTTTACAGTTATAGGTTTGCTTTTGACTTCTTCTTTGTAGGCCAAAAATAATTTCCACATTTTTTCGGGAGTTTCTATGTTCTTTGTTCCGTGAGGTCTTGCCATAATAAACAAAATTACGAATTATTTTTTAATAATATTGCCTGCACTAATAAAATTTTCACGGGAGTATAATTCAGGGCAATCAAAGTTAGGATCGTTTAGTTTTGATTCGTAGGTTATGAAATTCATTTTACGTCCAAAGTAAAGGATTTTAAATATGAAATCTATTTGTGATTGTCCGTACATTCTAAATTTATCTTCGTAACTAACCGGTGTTAGTTTGTTGTTTAGAACAGCTCTATACACTGCATCGTAAGTGCATCCTGTTGCTTTTGCTATTTGTTGTGTTGTTTTCATCTTGCTATTGCTTTATAATAAAATTTAGAAGACTTGTTCAGGTTGATCCATTCGTGATATGTCATAAAAGTTTCGTGTTCTTTAAAAGTAATTTTATTAATTGCTATTACTTTTAATTTTACGTCTGCTGATAATTGGTGATTTTGTTTCATAGGTTTAAAAATTATAGTTATAGGGTTAAACGCCCCCTTATAAGGGGCGTTTAACCCTATAACTGTTTGCGAATTTATTGGGTTGAAAATTGATTTCATTAAGAATACCTTTGTTATTTATGTTAATTGTTTGCATTATTAATAATTGAATCGACGACAAGCATCTTTTTTTAACACTTGAATAGTGAACCAAGCGAACTTTCTTACAATTCTATCGGGTTAAAAATTAAAATTGTATTTTTAACCCTTAACCCTTATTTGTAGAATTTTCCTACTCTTTAAATTCGTGGATAAAATAATTTGCGCGGTTTCCGTCTTGAACAATCCAGTTCATTTCTTTACAATATTTAATCAATTCTTTTACATTTGAAATGCCAATTGCACCGTGTTTTTCTACGTGCAATTCCCTTATTCTTTCGCTCAAAACAGAGTAACCTATTCCGTTTGATTTGTAAATACCAATAAAAACATCCAATAGAATACCATATTTTTCATAATTTTTCAAAGAAACTATTTGTTTCCTACCAGCTTTTGGCTCTTGGTAGCATTCGTTTTGAATAGTTGGAGTACCGTCTATAATCTCAAAACTCCAGTTGTCAGGCTTCTTGTTTCGAGTTGCCAAAGTCTCAACAAGTTTCACGCTTTCGTCTTCTTTACTACTCGAAATTTGAATAATCGTTTCGCTTTTATTGGTTAGAATAGTACCTAAATGACCACGCATTTTTTCGCTTTGAGATGGGTTCTGGTGCAGAACATTGATAATGTGAATGTCTCTTTCGGTTGCCCATTTACGTAAATCATCGACCATATTCGCACTTTCTCGAATATCATTCGTATCATAAACCAAGTCAGCAATACCATCAATAATACACACACCAATATCTTGCATCGAATACAACAACGTTTCAGTAGCTAATCTTCGCTTTTCAGTACTTAAAGCGTCGAAATTAAACATCAATACGTTTTCTAATTTTTCGTTGCTTATAACAGCTTTAATTCGTTGCAATATCAAACTTATATGATAACGGCTTTGTTCGGTGTCAATGTATATGATTTTATCCTTGCCTTTTGGTAGGTAAGAAGAAAGAACCCCTTGAAATTCCCCCTTGTGAAGTATGGCTTCGTTTATCAGGGTCATTAAAAAAGTCTTTCCAACCTTTGCTTTTCCAGTAACACAGCTGATATTTTGCCTAGACATAACCATTTGATTATTGAAGAAAAGTACCGCATCAGGCTTGGGAACTTCATCCGTTGGTAGGATTCTATATTTCAGAATTTGCTCCAACGATAGTTTTGTTTCGGGTGCTTTTTCTCCTGTTAAAGGGATTTCTTGAAACATAGAATACTTTGATTTACGGTGTTAGTGAAATGTTTTTGTACGTTTTCTGGCGACCAATTATGAATTTCGTCTTTGAATAAATGGCGATACGCTTCATAGTTTTCAGCAGTAAGCAAAGGATCAACGTTTGCAAATTCCATCTGATTAAGTTGAAGTCGAAGCATTGCCAAATGATGCTCCAAAGGTTTTTCAAGTTCCTTATTTATTTGCTTGTTAGCGAAATCTACATCTTGGTAGTGTTTGATAAAATCGGTCAAAACAACTGCATACAATTTAGCAAATAAATAGTGTTCATTTACCGTTTCCGTTGCATTTGCATTGAGGTCGTGAATGATTTTGTTTAAGGCGATTTTGTCCGTTTCATTTGGCTTGTGTCCTTTTGAAACGGTGTACGAAAGTCGGGAAACTGCATCTTGAATTTTCATAATTTCCAGCCCTCCACAACGTATATTTCAGAGGTTTTCCAAGTGCTAGAATCCTTTAATCGTTTTATTAAAGTGTTTCGTGAAATTCCTATTTTTTTACAGATTTCATCATCTTTCATAAAGAATCGAAATTGCTCTATTTTTCTTGTGCAATCGTGTTTTGTCATTTTTGATACTTTTTTGGGGTAAAAAAACCGTCCTCTTTGAACGGCTTACAAATATAACTATTTATCCAATAGCCAATTTATGTTTTTGGAAATTTGTTCTTGAAAATCTGAAAGTGAACGCGGAATAATGTAACGTCCTCCGTTTTTCTCTGTTCTTAATTGTTGCCTAACTTGTGCGTCTCTTTGTTTACCTATTTCGGTTTTAAATTCTACCCATAAACATTTACCATTTAATCCGTGAATTAAGCAATCAGATACACCTTTTACCATTCCGACCATTGATAATATTTCTACTGCATTTGCAATCATAAATCTTATTTTTTCGTGATACATTATCGGTATTGAATTTGGTATAGTAACTGAAAAGCCATTAACTACCGAGTGCATCAATAGTTGTGGGTTGTTGCTTGGTTTTCCGTATTGCTCTTGGAACCACATCCAGCATTCCTGCTGTAATTTTCGTTCATCCTTTTTTTTCATAATACTTATCTAATTTTTTTTGAATTTGATTCACTATCCATCCCTTAGTTCTCATTACTCCGCATTCCAATTCCGAATTTTGAATAATTGCATACGGTGTTTTGATTATGTTTCGTATGCTTATTTCAAATTTTCCGTTTTGTACTGTGTTTGTGAAATTTCCTTCGGTTACGTTGTGGTAATAGAAAAGATCCAAAATCTGCGACTGCAACACACTCCATGCAAAATTACGATCCTTCCCCAAACGTTTCGCATACTGTACAATCTTTGTTCCATCAGGATATGGTACTTCATCTAACAATTTTGCAACCTCTCCAGAAACAATGATTTTCTTTTCTCTTTCAGGTTCGGTATATCCGCATTCTGGACATTCCAACAAATTCTTTGCGTGAATGTAACCGCATTCGTTACATTGCTTTACGTTTTCTAACGCTTCTTTTTTTGGTTTTGATTTTGAATCGGTGCCATAAAATAGAGGCTTCCAATCAATTTCATCCGACCATTTGCCAAACGCTTCCACGTTACCTCCAGCGTCTATGTGAATAAAATAAGGCTTGTATATTTTATCAGTTGGACGACCTCCCCGCCCCACCATTTGCAAATATAGCGATAATGAAAGAGTTGCACGATTTGTAATTACGCATTCAATAGTTGGTTCGTCAAAGCCAGCGGTTAAAATTCCGCAATTCAAAAGTATTGCATCTGGTGTGTTTTTAAACCAATCTAAAACTTTTTTTCGGTTTTCGCATTCATTTACAGAATCCAGCATTTTAACATTTTCAATTCCAGCATCAGTAAACTGTTGAAATACTAGAAAATTCATTTTTGTTGAGCTATTAAAAACTATTGTCTTTTTTCCATTGGCTAAAAGTTTATAATTTTTTACTACATCGAAAATCCCTTTTTCAATTTGTTCATCTTGGTCTTCAAAGTCTCCTGTTTTCGCATCGACTTTCAAAGTGTTTCGATCCAAAGATCCAATCGAATAAACCAAATCTTTTATGAGTTTTCCATCTTGTATTAAGTCTGTAATTCCACGACCGATTATGATATCTTCGTAGATTTCCGATAGTGTGAAGTTTCTTGTATACTCGTATGTTTCGATGTTGCAGCAAGTTGTGATTGTATCGTGAACAGATCCACATCTTGCACATTTTGTAAAATTGATTTTTTTTAGTACCGTTGGCGTTGCGGTAACTCCTAAAATTTTCGCATCAGGATAATAAGCGAAAATTTTTTCGTATATCAAAATATGGCACTCATCGCAAATAATTAACCCCACGTCTTTTAAAAAATTATCGTCTTTTTGTAATCTTTTTGATAAGGTTTGAATCATTGCCACGTAGGCTCCTGATAGATGGTTAAGACTTTTCTTTGAAGCAATTACCGTTTCAACTGTTACACCAATGGTTCGTAAAGTGGTTGCTGTTTGATTAATCAACTCTTCACGGTGTGCTACAATCAAAACTTTTTTTCCTGTTTGCTTAATGAATTGTTTCGAAAGAAATGAAAATACTGCAGTTTTTCCGCCGCCCGTTGCCAAAGAATACAATACTCGATTTTGGGTTTCTAAGTGTTGCAGGATTTCATTAATAGATTTTTCTTGGTGTGGGTATGGTTTCATGTTTTAAAATTAACCGCACCCCAATTTAATGAAGTGCGGATTTATTGTTATTTTACCGACCAACCATTAATAGAATTGAAATACTTAACCTCGCCTTGTGGATTAGTCCATTCACGACCCCTCAAATTGATGCCTATTGTTACATCTTGACCGATTTGCAATTTATCAATATACTCATTGCATTTACCTTGACCAAATTCGATTGAAATTGTTTGAGGATATTGCTCGTCTGTTTTCACAACTACTTCCCTTTTTTCGTAATTTCCGAATGTTTCCGAATTACCAATTTTGTGAACTTTTCCTTTTACTTCCATTTAATTTATTAATATATTCTTGTTTGATTTGTTCGGCTTCTAAAATTCGATCCAAAATTAAGTCGCAAACTTTTTCATCTCTTTCTAAAATTATTTCGTGCCAAAACTCTTGGCCTTCAAAAATAAAATAATTAAAAAAATACGCTTTGGTTCGTCCTGTTGCCATCATTTGATGTTGCATTTGATAAAAGTATTTTTTGTCAATTTCTCCATCAGCAACCAATTTAAAAAACGTTCCTGCTTTCGGACATTTGATTTCTAAAACAGCATCCGTTCCGACCAAACCATCTGGACTTGCACCGTGAAAATATTTACTAAAAAATCCGCAATTTTCAACTTCTAAAAAGTCCAAAGATTTTAACTCTTTAAATTTAGCAAATGCCAACGGTTCTAATTCTGTACCACGTTCCATGTCGTAAGAAGTGAAATTCTCTTCTACTTCGCCATACAGTTGTTCAATTGCTTTGTTAATTGCGTAACTTTTACCAGTTTCACCAAGTCCTTTAATTCCCATAAGTTTGTGAATTTCGGATGCTGTAAAAAGCCCAAGTCTTTGTTCGTGCCATTCTAAACTGCGCTGTACTGATTCCATATTTCTTGTGTTAAATTATATTTTGATTCAATTTGTTCCTTTTTTGCATTTGCTTTTTTTGCAGCTTCAAAATTAGCTTCCGTAAAATTTGGCTTTGGCTGTGTTATTTTTGGTTGCAAAGGTTTGATTCTAATTCCATCGGTTATCGCACCCATCATTTTTACATTTCGATCGACATACAACTCAATCGCCATGCCCTTCCAGTTTTCAATAACGTGGCATTCTTTGCCAATTAAACCGTCTTTTTTAGCAAATCCAGCTAATATCTTATTATTAGTTGAATTTAGTTTTAACGGCTTTACAGCTTCGATAAAATAGCAAAATATACCATCCATTTTAGTTCCTGAAACATCTACTCCTGTTTCGTATTTAACTTCTTTAATGGTAAAAATTAGCGGTTTTCCACTAGTTTCCATTGCGTCTAAATCAGCACTTGCAAGGTGTGTTGATTTTCTAAATTGTCTCCAATCTGTTTTTTCCATTTTATTTAAATTTAAAAACCCCATCCAAAAATCTAGGGTCAGCAAGATAGTCAGATAGGGTTCAATAATTTTTTAGTTAGAAGTTCTGACCAACTTCGATTGCAAATATAATACTTTTATTTAGATAATTGCTTTATTATTTCCAAAATCTTTTCAGGCGTTCGACTGCTTCGGTTAGGTAGTGTTTCATAATTTCTCAAATATTCGTCTCACAAAATAACCTCTAATAATTGATACAAAAAAGAATACCAAAGTTATTATAAAGTTCTGAAAAACAGTAACAGGAATACCCATCAAAGGGTACAGAATTACTTGAATTAAAATCGAAGTACCCAAACCTATTATAGTTTGAGTAACGCTTTCGATTAATGATTTCTTAGGTGATTGTTTCATTTCAATATTTTTTTTGTAATTCCTATTATACTTGCTCGATCCTTTTGATATGCTTTTAAAATCATAACAACCTCGTGGGTTTGATGTATTTTGACATCAGCCATTTCGGTTATAAATTCCTGATAGTATCCTTGTACTTCGTCCGTTTGGTCTTCTTTTTTACCAATAAAATCAGCGTGCATTTTTGAAAAAGGTTTTAACACATCGATAGCACTTTTGCACTTTTGGTACATCGTTTTATTAACTTGCGATACCGTTGGTAAGATACACGAAATATTGAAAAGCAATCTTGAAAAGTACTCCCCAGCTAATACCGCATTTGTTGTTTTCGAGGCCATTTCTTCCATAAATTCGTGCTCCGTAATAGTATGAATTTCGTGGTTTGCAAACTTCAAATCAATTAGCATTTGAAGTACGTTTGTGTCTCGTTCGTAATTTGCGTTTATAAACGAAGAAAAATATGCTTTTTGCCTGGAGTTGTAAAACTTGCCTTCGTTGTTTTTTAGGAAGTGAATTTTTGGGGAATTTTTCATTCTTTTTCTTGATTTAAATATACTTCAATATCTTTTGCCATTTCGGCTAGTAGTGCCTTCATTTCGGCATTTTCTTTTTTTAAGGCTTCGATTTGAAGTCGTTGAAATTCTAGTAGTGATTCCATAGTTTTTTAATTTGTGTTACATTAATTTTTGTTGCTGTTGTGTACATTTGTTTTGCAAATTTCAGAGCGTAAACCGCATCTATTGCCTCTATTTCTGTTTCTTGGTAATCATTAAAAGCGTGCCAAATTTCTATTTTAAATTTCATATCGTTTAATTTGAGTTGATTTTAATTTCGATTTAACTTGGCGAAGTTTGTTTTGTAACAAAACATTGTCAGAATGTGCGTGCGCATCAATTAAGAAATCTAATTCACTTAAAACAGTTTCTATTACCGTTTCTTGATACGTAATTGCGTTTTCTAGCGGTTCAAAATCTTTACTTTCAAGTCCGTAAAAGTAGCTCTCCTGAATGTTGTTACTCTCGAATGGTTCTAACTGATCATCCCAATTTACAGGATTTAAATTATCGAATGTGCCTTCGATGTAATCGTCTGGATTCATGATTTTAAATTTTTAGTGATTTATAATGATGCAAATATATACAAATATTTTAATTAACAGCACGAAATTAAAAAAAATAAAAAATTAATTTATTTGCTTTTAATTAATAAAAATAACTATATTTGTAAAAAAATAATCAACTATGAAAACACACAACGAGCGCAATGCAGGTCGTAAAAAAAAATATAACGTTCCTGTAAAACTTATTCGAGTTCCAGAACCTATTTTAAGCCAAGTAAATGAACTTTCAAAGCCTTATGAAAATGAACTTAGAGTTAGAAAATAATAAAATATAATAGCACAAAACGCTGTTTAAATAGCTACTAACGGTTTGTGTCTGGCGGAAAAGAGTTATCCTAAAACGTAAAAGTAAAAACTAAACATTACCTCTACCCTATAGATCTCGGACACAAACCAAGCCTGGCACTAGTGCAAAAATGCTGTTATGCGTTTGTGCTTTTATCAATACAAATATTAATTAAATAAATAAATTATGGCAAGTATTTTAGTAGATGTAGATTTAGGCGATTTCGATTTAGACGAAATTTTAGAAGAATTAGATAATAGATATAATTATTATCGAAACAAAGAAGACAATCAATTAAAAATAAATGATTTTATCGAAAAAATAAAAA